TCTTTCACAGTGTCACGCTCTGCGAAGAGCGGTGTGTACATCTGGACTGCGAGATGTTGTAACTCTTGGTTCATGTTGATCTCCAACTAAGCACTGCGATGTTGCAGTGGTTTAAATATACCAAAGGGGGGGCGATATGTCCAGTTTGCAGGGGTCTCGACCCCACCGCCCAGCCACCCCCCAATACAGCAGAAGGGACTCCTCCGCCCCCACACCCCATAATCCACACAAACCACTACACTTTTTTCCATGCTAAACTCCACCCCGAGCAGTTGCTCCTTCTCCTCCCTTAGACCCCCCCGGTGGGGGTCTTTTTTTATCCGCAGTTTAACTCTGCACTTTTTCTGCGGAGACCCCCCCTTTACATTTCTGGTTCCATGCCTATAATGGGCATATATTTATACGGAGTGCCCGCTTTCCTCCTATGACGCCGCTAGTATCACTACCGCAATCTGACGTCCCGTTGCCTCTCAACGCTACGGACGCTATGCCTGAAATGACCGACTTTGAAGAAATTCAAATGCGAGGTCGAACCGTCAAGCTCATTGCCGATCTAACTGATACACCCATTGAACCCACCGAAGAACATCGGGACCAAGCGGTTCAATTGGCTAACGAAGTGATCACTAATCCTGAGACCCAGCTTAATTTAAATCAGTACCCCAACGAAACAATGGCGTACTTGGCTGGCATGGTGTCCATGTATCAGGCTGACCTTGTAAAAGAACTTGCAGATTACAAGCGTTTTGTAGTCAATAAACTTGTGAAGGAGTGCGATCACCCCGATGCCAAAATTCGGCTTGGAGCCATCAAGGCTTTAGGCGAAGTAGATGGTGTGGATGCATTTAAGAAGCGCACCGAAGTCACTCACAAACAACAGTCTATGGAAGAGGTGGAGAAAGAGTTGCTTGAAACTCTAGAACGCTTGGAAAAACGCACAATTAACGTACAATCTAGGGTAATCCCTAATGACTCAGACGCAATTGACGCCTGAAAAGATCGCAAAGCTGCGACAAATCCTCCCCAATTTGCCTTTGGAGGAGAAACTCAGGACGTTGGAGGCGTTAAAAGCGTGGGATTCCCAGTCAGTTCAGGTTGTTGGCAAGGATTCCTTGCTGGAGTTTGCAGATCATGTCTATCCCGGTTACAAAGTTGGCCCACATCATCGCCGCTTGGCAAAAATATTTGAAGACATTGCCGCTGGTAAGAAGAAGCGGGTAATTGTCAACATTGCCCCCCGTCACGGTAAGTCAGAACTGATCAGTTATCTGGCTCCAGCATGGTTTTTGGGCAAATATCCTCATAAAAAGGTCATTATGGCCTCCCACACCGCAGATTTGGCGGTGAATTTTGGTCGTAGGGTGCGAAATTTGGTGGGAATGCAGCCCTATAAAGACATATTTCCGCAGGTAGAACTGCAAGTGGACAGTAAATCTGCGTCTAGGTGGGGGACGAACTTCAATGGCGAGTACTTTGCAATTGGTGTGGGTGGCGCTCTTGCTGGGCGCGGTGCTGACCTATTTATTATTGATGATCCTCATTCTGAACAAGACGCTAAAACTGGACGACCCGATGTCTTTCTTCCTGCTTGGGAGTGGTTTCAGTCTGGGCCTCTTCAGCGCCTTATGCCGGGTGGGGCAATCGTTATTGTGATGACAAGATGGTCAAAACTTGACTTAACTGGGCAGATTGTGTCCCAGATGAGCAAGGAAGTGGACGTTGATCAGTGGGAGATCGTAGAGTTCCCAGCCATCTTGAACGACAAGCCACTGTGGAGCGACTTCTGGTCTTTGGAAGAATTACTGTCTAAGAAGGCAGGTATGGACCCCCGGTACTGGCAGGCCCAGTACATGCAGAACCCCGTCTCTGAAGAAGGTGCGCTGTTAAAGAGAGAGTGGTGGCAGATATGGGAGGAAGATGACCCGCCCCATTGCGAGTTCACCATCATGAGTCTGGATGCTGCACAAGAAGCCAACAACCGGGCTGACTACAACGCCTTGACTGTGTGGGGAGTGTTCCTCAACGAGAAGACGAACAACTACAACATCATCTTGCTCAATGCGATCAAGCGGCGTCTGGAGTTTCCAGAGTTAAAGAAGCTGGTGCTGGAGGAGTACAAAGAATGGGAGCCAGATGCGTTCGTTGTGGAGAAGAAGTCCAACGGCGCGGCGATCTACCAAGAGTTAAGGCGCATGGGTGTGCCGGTTGCGGAGTTTACACCGGGCAAAGGACAGGACAAAATATCAAGAGTGAATGCTGTATCAGACCTTCTGGCTTCTGGCATAGTATGGGCTCCAGACCGCAGGTGGGCACGAGAGGTCATTGAGGAATGCAATGACTTTCCTTCAGGTACTAACGATGACTTGGTGGACTCGACAACACAGGCATTAATGCGGTTTAGGCAGGGAGGGTTTATTCGCTTACCGAGTGATGAGCCTGAAGACATTAAATTCTTTCGCCGCAGAACCGCAGCGTTTTACTAAGGACACAAAATGGCAACGAACATGATGGACAAGGGTATGTATGCAGCCCCTATAGGTTTAGGTATGGACAGCATGGAGCCTGATCTGGAGATAGAGATTGAGAATCCTGATGCGGTTACTTTGAGTGACGGCAGTATGGAGATCACTCTTGAAGCAGAGGACGATAAGAAAGACGGAGAGTTTGGCGCGAACCTCGCTGAAGAGATGGATGAGGGCGAGTTGGCCAACTTAGCTAGTGACCTACTGGAGCTAGTGGATGCCGACATTGCTAGCCGCAAGGATTGGACTGAGACGTATGTGAAAGGTCTTGAAGTACTGGGGACTAAGTATGAAGAGAGAACAGAACCTTGGAACGGGGCTTGCGGAGTATATTCAACAGTTCTTACAGAAGCCGCGATTAGGTTTCAGAGCGAAACGATTACTGAGACATTTCCGGCTCAAGGCCCAGTTAAAACAGAAATCATCGGAGCAATAGACAAGCTCAAAGAACAGGCGGCTCAGCGTGTTCAAGATGACATGAACTTCAAGCTGACTGAAGAAATGCCTGAGTACCGGCCAGAGCATGAGCGCATGCTGTTTAACTTGGGGCTTGCGGGCTCGGCGTTCAAGAAGGTGTATTTTGATCCGGGCTTGGGACGGCAGACTTCGATCTTTGTGCCAGCAGAAGATGTGATCATCCCCTACGGGTCGAGTGGTGCGCGGATGGCTGAGCGTGTGACGCACGTTATGCGTAAGACTAAGAACGACATCAAGAAGTTGCAAGTGGCTGGGTTCTACCGAGACATTGATCTGGGTGAGCCGGTGATGAGCCACACGGACGTTGAGAAGAAGAAAGCTGAGGAGCAAGGCTATTCAGTTACTGACGACGATCGGTATCAGGTGTATGAGGTTCAAGTGGACTGGAACCTCAAAGGGTATGAGGATGAGGATGAGGTAGCTGTCCCCTACATCGTGACAATCGACAAGGGTACGCAAGAGGTTTTGGCAATCTACCGCAACTGGGAGGAAGAGGATGAGAACTACCAAAAGCGTCAGCATCTGGTGCAGTATGACTATATCCCTGGGTTCGGGGCGTATGGCATGGGTCTTATCCACATTATCGGTGGTTACGCCCGTGCTGGCACAAGTCTTATCAGGCAGTTGGTAGATGCAGGCACTTTAAGCAATTTGCCGGGCGGTCTTAAATCTAGGGGTTTAAGGGTTAAGGGAGACGATACCCCGATCGCCCCAGGAGAGTTCAGAGATGTGGATGTCCCGTCTGGGAGCATCAAAGATAACATCATGACTCTGCCTTACAAAGAGCCGAGTCAAGTATTGATGGGCTTGCTTAATCAGATTACTGATGAAGGCCGACGGCTGGGTTCTATTGCTGACATGAAGGTCAGTGACATGAGTGCTCAGGCTCCTGTTGGTACGACGCTGGCGTTGCTTGAGCGGCAGTTAAAGATCATGGGTGCTGTGCAGGCGCGGGTACACAACTCGATGAAACAAGAGTTTAAGATACTCAAGGCCATCATCAGGGATAACACCCCAAGCCAGTACGAGTACGAGCCTGAGTCAGGAGATGCGTCGGTCAAGCGTGAAGACTATGACATGGTGGAGGTCATTCCAGTCAGTGACCCCAACAGCAGCACAATGGCTCAACGGATCATGCAGTATCAAGCTGTGATTCAGTTGGCCCAGCAAGCTCCCCAGATATACAACCTACCCAACCTGCATAGACAGATGATTGAGGTACTGGGGGTTAAGAATGCGGAGAAGTTAGTTCCGATTGAAGATGATCAGACCCCGCGTGACCCGATCAGCGAGAACATGGCGTTCTTGAACGGTGAGCCGACTAAGGCGTTTATCTACCAGGATCATGACGCACACATTGCGACGCACTCGACGTTTATGCAGGACCCGATGATCATGCAACAGATGGGACAGAACCCGATGGCGCAGCAGATGATGGGGGCGATCCAGGCTCACATTGCTGAGCACTTGGCGTATCTGTACCGCAAGAAGATTG